ATTGTGTAGCCTATATGGGCGCATCGAAATCATACCAGATATTCCGATTTTTATTGACTTTGAATGAAGGTGTCATATCTTCCCTATACGGGGCACGGAACCATGCCGCACAAGCGGTTTCCCTTGTAGGGAAACAACCGATTGCTTTCAAGAAGTCCACAATATCTATTTGTTTGGTCTGGGCTATGTTCATAATAACTTTTGTGTTTCTATTCGGGTTTAATAAAGTTTATCTTATATATACACCGACGTTAAACTAAACCTCTTTATCGGAGGTACAGCCGCTATACTCCAGCACCTTCGGATTGTAATGGTAGCTCTTATCCTGTTTCACGATAATGCCACGCCCCATCAGATACTTGTTCAGTTCAATGCAGATGTTCCGGCCACGCTTGAAGCCGATTTCGGTATATCCCTGTTGGAGCGCTTTGATAAGCGGTCTGTATCCGGTTATGTCCCCCTCGCTGAATGCCAGCCTGAGAGCCTGGGCGTGTTGTACATCGGAAATGGATTCGCAGAAGCCCTTACGCTCTTGTGTAAACGAGTATTCTCCCACCAGTTCAGGCAAGGCATCGTTATTGATGCGGAAAGCGAACGGCTCAAACTCCTTTTCACGAATGTGCATGGCTTTTACTTCACTGATATTACCGTCAAACTGGCTCTTGGTGATTTGCAGAATGGTTTCCGCTTTGTTATTCAGTTCTGTGCCAATATGTCCTCTCGTATTGTCATCTCCTTTGTTCAGATGTAATACTGTATGGATATGGAGGTCGTGCATACTTGACCAGCGCATGAGGTCGTTTATCAAATCAACAGACTCACTGGGACTGTTGATGTCATACAGGAGGTCACGGATGCCGTCAATGACAACAAAACCGATACCCGGATCGGAAGCCAGCGCATGGTTGATAATCTGTCGGCGTTGTTTGGGGCTGTATTCCCGCAGCATGAAAAATTCGAGGTTGTCCGTTTCACGGTCAGTAGGTAGCCCGGCCAGTCTCAGGATGCGTTCAAGCACCTTGTGGCAATGGCATTTGCTTTGTTCCGTATCTACATAAAGCACCTTGTGCTTGCCTTCCGGCAAATGTGCGTTGTAGCGTAACACGTTTTTGCCCGACAACGCTGCAGCCACAATTGCCGTGATGTTGAAAGTCTTTTTGCTTTTGGGCTTACCGACCGAAGCACTGAAGTTGCCGAGCGTGGCAATGGTTATGTCATCGACACGGACAATTTCCGGCGGAAAAGCGTAGGTCTCGGTGACACGTAGGCGGATGAATTGCAGGATTTGTTCATAAACCGAACGATCTATGTCATTTCCGGTTTGAAGCAGGTGGGTCGGTATCATGGCTTTCCCCCTTTCTTTTTATGGTTGGGCTTGCCGGTGTGGTCATGGGCGGTCATTATAGCAGCCTGTCTTTCCAGTTCCCTTTGTGAAAGGACTGGATTGCGCCGTTTCCATTCATCCAGTTCCTTCCTTTCAAAGAAGATGTTCTTGCCATTCGGTTTGGTGTAGGATATGTCACGGTTGGAGGTAAGCCGGTACATATGCCCTTTGGAGATATTCAGGTATTTGGCGGCTTCATCAATATTCAGCATATCTTTCAGGTAATAGAGTTGATTCTCCACGCTTTCAAAACGCTCTATCAAGGCTTCAAGCGTCCCGAAACGATCAATGAAGGCTTCAATGGTGGTTATCTTGCCCAATACTACGTTTATATCTTCCATTCGGGTCAGGATGACGGCCACATCTTCTACCCGTTTAAGTGTTTCAAGAAATCCGGCTTCTGTCATGATGCAAATTGTTTATCGGGTTCAACACATTCATTCATGCTGTCCGGCATCTCCTTTGGACAGTTTTTTTCGGTTTCTTCTACTTGGTTCCGGCAGAGCCATTCGTCCAATTCCTGCTTGTTAAAATACAACAGTTTACCGGACGGTCTGTAGTGGGGGATATGCCCGTTCTTGGCAAGTTTGTACAACTGGCTTCTCGACAGCCCCATATACAGGCAGGCTTCTTTGAAATTGAGTGTTTTCTTGATGCAAAACAGCATATTTTCAATCTTCTCCGTTTGTTTCTGGAGCATACTAAGCTTCAGGAAACATGATGAACAGGACACCGCTACACAGTTTCTTTCTTCTTGTTGGTTCATTTTGTATTCTTTTTTGAGTTAGACATGGGGGAGTGATACCCCGAAACTTTATCGCTTCGGGGCAAAGGTAGATATGTGTTTTTCAATGCTTGTAAAAAGGAGAGTAACAGTTCGGAAGTGTTATCCGAACTGTTATCCTTTTCTGTGTCACTTGTTATCCGTTGTGTTTCTTTCTGTCATTTCTCTGACAGCTTGTACGCATTGGCTGATTACCTCCTGCATACTGTTTGGATTGCTCTTGGCAAGACTAAGTGCACTGGAATACTGGCCGTGTTTGAGCGGACGGCCGTCTTTGGAACCCAATATGGAACCGGCCTGTTCCAACAGATGTTCCCAACGTCCGAGAATGAGACGGTGGTGACATAACCGGTCGAAAAAGAAAGCTACCAACCGGTTATTGGCAGACTTCAACGGCTGATGCAACGTGCCTTCCAAAAGAGAACGCAGTATGCCTGCATTCACAGGGGTAGTGAAAAGTTGAGCCTCATTAGCACAATGCGCAATGAGGCTCAGTTGATTGTCATTCAAAAAGCTACCCAAAGACAAGGCAGGAAGGTTCGTTTCAGGGCGTGGCTTATCCGGTTCTTCTTTCAGACCGGAGGATGCTTTCGTTGTGTTGAACAGACGAAGCAACTCATCCATGCGGTTAGGAGCAAAAAGTATATTGGAGAAGAATAGCTCCACAAGGTCTTTACGTTTTGTCAGTATTCCTCTGAGAATACCGATGTTTTTCCGATGTCGGTTTTTCCCGGCGGCATCCCGGTGGTCACTATAATAATGACCGTTCAGAAAATCCTCCACATACAGTTCATACAATTTACTCTCACCGATAACTTCCTTCCGATAAGTAAAAGAGGCTTCTTTCAGCAAGGCAAAAAGTTCATCACGTTCATTTCCGACACTCTTGTGCGGCTTGTTTGCCAATCTCTTGTTTTAAAAAAAGGCAATCATTTCTACGGTTACGCTTCATAAATCTATTGTTTTAAGTTATTGGATAAATGCGTCATCCAAAAGGGAGATGGCATGGTCTTTCTTAGAATTGATGATTTGTGCGTACCTCTGAGTGTGTCTGATATTGGCATGACCCAATAATTGACTTGTCGTATAGATGTCAACCCCTGCGGTCAAGGCCAGCGTTGCGAACGTATGCCTCGCCACGTGGAATGAAAATTTCTTTTCTATTCCGGCATCTGTGGCCCAATCGCGAAGTATGCTTTTATACCAAATACTCAACTTGGGAAATACACGGTCTTCAGAAGAAGCATCCCCTTGTTCCGGCATCCATTTCCGTGCATTCATGTTCAATGGCAAATACAACAATGCGCCGGTTTTATACTGCCGTATTTCTACCTGCCACCTGTTCCCGTTTTTACTAATGTGTTTCCAACACAAGTTTTTGATGTCCATAATGCGCAAACCGCAAAAACAGGAAAACAAAAATGCAGCCTTCATATCATCCCGACGGCAAGGAGTTGCAATAAGACGTTTTACTTCCTCTACTGTAAGATATTCACGTTTGGCTTCCGAACCTGAAAGCATATCCCGTTTGATTTTCTTGAATGGGCTTGACTGGAGCAGGTTCTCCTTAACTGCATAATTCAGTGCAGCCCGTATATAAGAGAGGTAGAGGAAAACCGTATTTTTGGCCAGTTGGTTATGGTCACGTGTGAGTGCAGGTCTATCTAGTAAATGGCTGAGAAATCTCATAATATAATCCCTATCTATTTCTGCAAGGGTAACACTGTTATCGTACTTCTCCAATTCATTAGTTACCCGATCTACCCAAATAAGTGCAGATGCCGAAGCCCGTTTTTCCACATCTTGCCGATAAACTCTCATCCAGTCCGTGAAAAGCATATTCGCTTTATACGAACGGTCTGTGATACCTGCTATCTTGTTGGTCAGGTCCAAAATTTTTTCGGTCTTAATGGCATTGGCTATTGCGAGTGTGTTGGCATTTTGGATTTGCGCCGACACATCCGTTTCTGGTACAAGATAGAGTTTCAATGACTGGTAAGTTCTCCGGCCATTGTAGTAAATATCCAAATAGATGGACTTCCTGCCATCTTTGAGTTCATTAAAACGTAAACGGACAGGTTCCTTTACTTTAACTTGCTTTTTCGTACGTGCCATATACCTTTGTTGTACTATTATTCATGAAAAGATTAATTGCATTTTGTTATCTTGATTAATGTTACTATACAATAATGGATAACATAGCTTTCTGAGGAACAGACATAAAGAGGCTGTTTCTACAAAATGCAAATATACACAGTATTTTTAATTAAACAATACATACTGTATAATTTAAAAATAGAAATAAGATTGTCATGGTCAAACAGAATTGAATTACGAAAAATTTCTTTCTGCTATGACTGATACACAGATAATTGCGACATGCAAAATTTGCAATATATTTCTGTTTGACTATAAATATTAGAATAGAGAATCTATTAGTAATACAGCGGCTTCTTTTTTAGCATCTATGATTTTCGCATAAACTTGTGTTGTTTCCACATCGGCATGACCAAGTAACTGACTAGTTGTGTATAAATCTGCCCCCATGGTAAGCTCCATTGTTGCAAAAGTATGCCGACTCATGTGATAGGTCAGTTTTTTATTGATTCCTGCATTTTGGGCCCACTTCTTCAACTGTAAATCAATGGTAGAAGTGCAAGGCAGAGAAAATACATAATCTTCAGCACTTCTCTTAGTGTGAGGCAGATAGGCTTGCGCTTGCTTGTTGAGTGGCAAGTACAGCATCCGACCAGTTTTCTTTTGTCGCAACTCCATGTGAATATTCCCGTTATCTTCAATGATTTTTTTCCATTGCAAGGCACGGACATCACTTAACCGTAATCCACAGAAACAGGAAAACAAAAATGCAATTTTCACATCTGCTCTTGGTGCATCCGCTTCTATGAGCTTGCGGACTTCATCAATAGTCAGATACTCGCGTGGAGTTTCTTCACCGCAAATGGCTTTCCTGTCAATAGCCAATCCGGGATTTACAGACAACACATCATCATCAACTGCCATATTCAAGGCTGTAATGATAACCCCAAGATAATTGGATATGGTTTTTTTGGCAAAAGGAACTTTGGTACGCCTTGCTTTTTGCCCTTTCATAAATTCAACAAAGCCATCCAAGAAATCCTTATCCACATCGCACAAACGAGCTTTGGCATTGTATTTCCGCAATTGTTTTAAGGCTGAATGCACATGGTTTTCTGATGATGTCTTTCCTTGTTGAATACTTCTGTTCTTATACTCGTTTACCCAATCAACCAGTAAAACCTTTGCCTTTTCTGAAATGGTTACGGGTGTTCTATTGTTCGATATTTCAAGAATACGTTGTGCCCTTATTGCATCAGCAGCTTTCATTGTATGCTTGTTTTGCTTTCTTGCTTCCGAGGAATTCTCTGGGATAAGGTACAATTTCAGAAACTCATACCGCCTCTTCTTCTCGTAGTAAATATCGAGATAGATAGACTTGTTTCCATTTTCCAGTTCCTTGAACCGGATGCGTACAGGGGTTGATTCTATTTTCTTGGTACGAGCCATATACTTGAATTGCTTATTTTCTTCTACAAAGATAGTGATTTTAA